TTGTTTCAGGTTTTTAAGTGTTCCCCCATCCTTTCAAAGAATGCAGGTGTTTTGGTGGGTTCATTTTCTGCCTTCGTTTCACGCCATGCCTTTTGATCCATTTCATTGTATGGGTTGAAATCGTCAGCAGTGAATGCTGTGCTGCCTTTCCTTCTGTTGACGTTTGCCAGAACAGCTTGAATGGATGCGGTACGCAGCCAGGCAGCACGGTCTTTGTTTTCAAAATGCCTGCTGTGGTGCAGGTATTCACGCAGGGTGAATGACCAAAATTGTTCAGGAAAATACCCTGCCTGCAGTGCGCTGCTGTACAGATACGCCCAGGTCAAGGGGTGGGGGTTTGCACCCCCTCCCCGTTTCCCAGTGTTTCATCTTTTGCACCTGTGGCTGTCATTAGCTGATCAGTCAGCTGCTGAAAGTCCAGGGTGCCCAGCTGCGCTGCAAATTGTTCAAACTGAATTTGTGGCTTTTCGTTTTTCAGGTACAGTGCATTTTTGTACCCAGCGAAATAGATCACAGGTATCACCTTCAATGGGTTTTCGTCTGAACCTTTCAAAAGTTCATTCAATTCACATGACATGTCTTCACTTGCAATGCGCAAAGCATTCAAGTTCAAAAGGCAGTCAACATTGCCCATCGGCAGTTCAAGTTCGAAAAATCCGCGCAGTGTATTCATGCTTTCAAATTAGTCAACCACGCTGAAAGTTTCAGTGCTAATTGCAACTTTTGCAATGTCACCTGTGCTTTCAAAACTTACGCTGTAAGTGGCAACATCATTCACACCTGCTGTTTCAGAATAGCTGGTGATAAATGCCTTTCCTTTGTACATGTAGTCTGTATCTGTTCCATCATCCGCACCTGTTGTCCAGGCCAGTGTTAGTTCAGTCTTTCCTGCCCATGCATCAAACAGATCAAGTGATGATTCCACATCAGTCACATCTGCACCTGAAGCGTTTTGTGCAACGTAATTCACAACACCATCACAGGACATTGACCATGACTGGCCGCCCATGATCTTCACATTTGCGCCATCATTGTCTTTGGTTGTGGCATCGATGGTTTCACGGTTCAATTCCAATGAACCACTGGTGCTGTATGCAATGATTTGAAAAGCACCTGTGGAAATTTCATTGAAGATGCCAATTGCATTGGAATGCACAGCACCTTTTGTCTTTGGACTTGCCATTTTTTTGGGGGTTTTTTAGGGTTTATTTTTTCGATTTTCTTTTGTCACCAGTGATGGCTGTAATCACCAGGTCAATGTATCCAAACACAGGAATGGATGGGTGTTCTGAAGGCAAAAGGTTCACGATTGCTTTTCCAAATGCCAGGGCTGCAACCAAAAGGGCTGCCCAGTTTGCTGTGATAAATTCAAGCATGTTTGTCAAATTTTTATTTGTACGGTGAATGTCATGGTGATTGTAAAAACTTCATCAGCTTCAAAGATGTCTGAAGCCCACTGATTGAATTGTGACGAAATCACATTGCTGTCTTTGTAGCCATTCAATGCTTTCACTGTTGCCACAGATAGTGCCCATGCTTCTGATGGCTGTTCTGTGATGGCAGTAATTTCAACAAAGCATGTCACCAGATTCAGGTGAAATCCTTTGCTTTCATTTTCGTTGCTGCCTGTCATCTGCAGCACCAGGCATGGTGCATTTCGATCGTCCAAACGTGACAGCGTGAAAATATTGGTGCCCACAATATTGTGCACATCACTGTTTGCTTCCAGGGCATTGATCAGATAATGAATCATCGCAGTCCGTATTCATATTTCACTTCATTGATGCGCTTTTCTAATTCGGGCAAAAAGCCATTGACTGCAACCTGCCTGGTTTTGTCCCAGCTTTCCTGCAACCAGTCCCTGCCCGAAAATCCAGGGTGCACAATTTTTTTCAATCGCATGGGTCTGCCCTGGCTGTTGTAGACAACAAATCCTTTTTTCTGTGTGGTTCGTGTGCCGCGTCTTGTGCCCAGCAATGACCAGTGCAGGTATCTGCCTGGCGTTCGCACTGATGTCTGCAGATACCCTTTGCTTTGTATGATCTTCCGCTTTGTGACTTTCTTTCCTGTGCCGCTTTCAATCAGCTGGCTTTTTGGATTCACACGAACGATCACATACGGGCTGCCCTGCTTTGCCTGTGCACCTTTGACTGTGTGCACAGCCCTGGCCAAACTGCCTGACCTTCGTGGTGCGTTCTGCCTGGCTGCCATCACCGTTGGTTTCATGGCACGCTTCATGGCAGTCATCAGTGCCCTGTCACCCAGTTTCAGTTCAAGGTCATCCAGTGCGCTGAACACCCTTTTCAAACTTGCTTTGTCAACTTGCGCTGTCAGCATCTCTTTGCACCGTTATCAATTCCAGACCTTCTTTGTTTCCCAGGATCTTCATGCCTACGATGTCATAGATTTCAGATCCCTGAAGCACCCTGTTCGTAGTGCCGACACCATCAATGTGCCGCATGCGAAAAATCACCGTCATCACATGCGTCACGCCTTTCACCTCTGAAACCAGTTGACTGTTTTTGTACAGCTTCTGTGCCCAGACAGTGCGTGCTGTTGTCCAGCTTTTTGTTTTGTGGTTCCAATCATCAACAGTTGTGGTGTACTGTTGAATGACAATTCTATCTTTCATCAGTCCAAACTTCACTGCAAACGGAATTGTGCCAGCAGTGCTTTCACAGCCAGCGGCATTTCAGTGATTGATGTTCCAATGTGCACTGCACTGCGATTTTCAAACCAATGTCCAACAAGCATCAGTGCAGCTGTTTCTACTTCAGTGGGCAGTGCAGCTGCTGCTGTGCCACCTGTAGTTGTCAGCTTCACAGCGTCATACCTGTATGGGTCAGCAACAGGTGGACTGTTTCTGTAGCAAACATGCAGCACATCACCCAGCAGTTCAGCAGTGTATTCTGTGCTGGCCAGGGTGGTGTACACGCTGGCATTTTCTTTCAGATACTGCAGTGTGGTTCCACCAGTCAAAGCACCAAATGGCAACCTGCGAAGATCGTTCCAGTTTGGTGCTGTGATGGTGAATGACATTGTTCTGAAGTACCTGCCTGTGTGTGCTTCACAGTGATTCAAAGCAGCATCACGCAGCACGCTGATCAGCACGTCTTCATCAGTGGTGTCAACTTTCAGCCATGCCTTTGCATCATCTGTTGAAATGGCCTGGTCATATCGTTCTGAACTGGTGGCTGTGATTTGAATCATTGTCTTTCAATATGCAAAAAGGCAGGGGTGGGCATGTTCCCACCCCCGTCTTTCATTGTTCAACCTGTTCTGCTTTAAGCTGCAGCAACGTCTTTGCAGATGCTGAATGCACCTGGCTGGCGTACTGCCAAATCAACGAAACGATTTGCATTGATTTTCACCTGCGCATTTGCACCAGCAGTGAAAGGATCAATGAGCAAATCCAGCCCTGCGCCAAAGTAGACCAACAGCAACTGTGAGAAATTGCCGTACACGATCTGTCCAACATCACTGCTGGCATCTGCAAGGTATCCAGTCTGCACAGCACCGTAACCATTGACGGTGTTGCTTGCCAAATCCCACAAAGGTGTAACACCTGAAATCATGTGATCACCCTTTGCCAGCTTCATGGCAGTGGGGCTGAAGACGTACTGTGCACCAACAGCAGCACCGTTTCCAATCAAATCAGCTTCCATCTGTGTGGCCAGTGCTTGAATGTCAGTGGTGTTTGCAGCTGTGGCAGTTGTGTTGTCAAAGACACCTGAAGTGGCCAGGATGCCTGTTGGCTGTCCTGATGAACCTGATCCTGCAAAGGCAGCAGTGTCAATGGCATTGTTGATTGCCAGTGCAATGTCAGAAGCAATGACGGAATCAACGGAGGCACCACCCTGGATCAACAACTGCTTTGAATAGGTAGTGACGCAACCCACACGCTTTGGTGTCAAAGTCAGGTCATCCATTGCCATTGTGCTGGCATCACCTGCAGCAACTTCAGTTTCCCAGGCAGCAACTGCTTTGGTGCTGATTCGTGGAAACTTCACATTGCCTGTGGCACCTGTGATGACAGTTGCCCCCATGCGTTCGATCATGGATGGTTCACGCAGTGCAGCAATGGCACCACCAACATTGGTGGCAACAAAACCAGAACCGTCACCAGACCCTGCCTGGAAATTGTCTGCATCACCAGCACGCAAAGCCACCTGCGGAATGCCAACGTTTCCTTCCAAGTGGATGCCAGTGCGCTGTGCTTCACGGTCGCTTTCTTGCTTCCATTCTGCTTCAGCACCTTCCAGCTTTCCATTTTTGATGAGCTGTGCAGCAGCGCGTGCAATGCTGAATTCCTTGTGCACCTTTTGCGCTTCACGCACATCAGAAGGAACAGCGTTGCCGCCCATCTGTGCCATGCGTGCTGTCATTTCTTCCTGCTGAATGGCACGCTTCAGCTTGTCATCAATGCGCAGAATTTCTGCGTTCAAAAAATCACAACGCTGTGATTCAGCGTCTTTCAAATTGCGTCCGTCGGCATCAGCTGCAGCATTGATTGCTTCAAATTCTGCAGTGTGCTTCCCGCGCAACTCTTTCAATTCGTTAGAATTTTTCATGTTGTAGGGGTTTGTTTGAATTGTTTCTTTTTCAGGTTGCTGGGGTGCTTCACTGCGCACTTCAGCAGGGGTTTCTTTTTCGGGTTCCTGCACATCTTCACTGCGCAAAGCAGCTGATGTTTGTGGATATGCAGGATATGTGACAGGGGCAATGTCCAACAGCATGCCCACCTTTTGCACCGTTCTTTGTGAATGATCGTCTGACCATTCCTGATCTTCGATGGTGAATGCAAAGCTGCTTGCATTGATGTCACCACGCTTCATGGATTCAACAAGGTCACGGGCATACGATTGTGTGCCAGGTGTGAATTCATAAGCCAGGCCATGATTATCTGTGGACAGCTTCAGTGTGCCGCTGCCATCGCTGTGCCTTCTGGCCAGGATCATGTTTGGATCGTGGTTGAAAAGGGCACGCACATCAGCTGTGTTCATGACTTCATCAAAGGCATTGCGTGCGATGACTTCAGTGAAATTCCCAATGCGTGTGGGTGCTTCAAACACAGCTGCATATCCTCGTATTACTGGTTGGCCATTGCTGTCTTCACGGACTTCAAAGTTTGCCATGTGTGTGCGCTGCTGTACCTGGCCATCGTCGTGGCTTTCACTGCGTTCTGTTTGCACAGGGACGTACCCACCACAGCTGCAGGAATGCACGCTGTCACAGCAGTTATCTGCTGCTTCCTGTTCTGCCTGTTCACGCTTTTGTGGGTGTGGCACATTGTACTGCACATCCACTTCATCCGTTACTGTTCTATTTTCTTCCATTTCTTTCCATTTTTTTTCTGACCATCGCTGTGCAGCTTTGCCACCCCACAGCAGAAAACTGATGGTGCCACATGCACTTTCGTCTTCTGGGTTGTAGTATTCTTCTGCACGCTGCAGATAGCTGTACATGTCCTTCAAAAGTTCGTCGCTGATCGTTTCCCTGTTGGCCAGGATTCGTGCTGTGCTCTTACCTACTGGGGTGGCACAATCACCATCCTTTTCTTCATTCAGCTTCCTGCCTTTCACAGCAGCATCTGTCATTGCCTGTGGATAGTCAGTGAATGGCATCAGGCAGTGTCTTGGTTTGAAATCTTTGCGCTGTATTCATCGAAGCGATCCAGGGCAACTGTGTTCACCTGCACGCGCAAAGTGTCACCACCCTGCACAGGTTGCATGTCTTCAGAACGTCTGACTTCATTGATTGACATGCCCCCACTTTCAAGCATCTGCCTGAAATATTCAGCGCGTGCTGCCAGGTCACCCCTGTACAGTTCGCGCATGTTTACCCTGGGGACAACTGCTGCACGCTGTGTGGGTGAAACCAGTTTGAAAGCTATTTCACTTTCAATGCGTTTGGCCAGGGGTGCAATGGTGTGCTGTGCAAAGTGCAAGTTTTGCTGTTCGGTGTTGCTGTAGGTAGTGCCTGTCTGAATTTGCACCAGGGCTGGTGGCACACCAAAGGCAGTGCAAATGGCTTCATCTGCATGGCGTCTGCTTTCCAAAGTTTGTGCCGCTTGTGGGTCAACGCTGATCCTGTTGTACTTGCCACCGAATGGAAGCATTTTAGTTCCCAGTTCACCACCGTCTTTGTTCCAGCTTTCCCTGATCTGTTCCATCTGATCTTTCTTCAGTGGCTGGTCAAAAGACAGGATGCCCAGCATGTTGCCTTTCCCTGCAAAAAATGCTGATGCAAATTGTTGTGCAGCCAGTGCCAGACCAATGGTGGACTTTTGTGATTCAATCGGGCTGCTGTTGTACAGCCACCTGAAGCACAGCATGTCTTCATTGAAAATGGGCTGTTCATATCCTTCCACCACATACATTCTGCCACCATTGACTGCACGAACGTCAATCTTGGAAGGGTGAATGATTCGCAGTGCTGTGGGCTGTGCATTCACATCCCGTTCGATATAGGCATATCCTTTGCCCCACAACAGCATGTCAGCAACGATGGTTTCCCACCATTCATGTGCAGACATTTCACCATCAGGTGTGACGTTCAACAAAATGTGCAGGGGGTGGTTTTCATCCAGCACCCTGGTGCCGTTCTCTACCCTGTAGATTCCACAGCCCAGATTTGCAATGGTTCTGGCTAAAAGACTGACGCAGCTGTACACTGCTGGCACACCCAGTGCGCTGTCAGGGTTTACATTTTGACCTGCACTGACCATCCTTCCCAGCCCTGCATATTCCCAGCCAGGGAATGCATATCCTGTGCGTGATCGTGTGAGCAGTTCGCGCAATCTTTCCAGCATGCCCAAACATACTGGGGGCAATCACCACAGGGTGTGTGCCATTCACATTTTCATTCTGCGTCTGGCTGCAAGAAAATTTTGATATTCACTGAACCTGCGTCTGCCATAGTTCTGAACATGCAGACGTTCTGTAGCTTCATACGCTTCACCCCTGTATTCATGCAGCTGCAGCATCACATTGAAAACCCGTATGAAACTGGCTGCTGTGGCACGATCAGCTGTGAATGTTACAGTGTCCATATTTCAAAAGATTCAGGTTCGGTGTCCTGTTCGGTTTCAGATTGTCCCAGTGCCATGATGGAAGCCACAACAGCATCAATCATTTCACCTGCTTTGTTCCTGTTCTTTGTGGGTTTGATATTATCTGCAGGATCACGGGCTATTTGAACACAGCTGAACTGCCAGCGCAGCACTTCATTTCCACCATGCACCAGATCACCACCCACCAGCAGACGTTCCATCATTTTTGTGGGGTGGCTCAAAGACAGGAAACCCTGCCCAAAGGGTTCCAGGTTCACCCCTGCTTCCATCAGCTTTGGAACGATATAGGCAGAAAATTTCCTGTCATAAGCAACTGCCCTGATATTGTATTTTTCTGATGCTTCCAAAATGTGGTGCATGATCACATCATAGTCAACCACATTGCCAGCTGTCACAGTCATGTGCCCTGCGTCTGAAAATTGTCTGTACTTCTTGCGATCAGCAGCAGTGGCTTCAGGAACAAAGCTGTGTGCCTTCAGATAGTATGTCTGCCCATCGCGCCAAACCATTGCAAATGCTGTCAGGTCACGGGTGCTGGCCAAATCCAAACCTGCCCAGCATGGCAACGTTTGCAGGTGTTCATCTGGTGGCATGTCTTCTGCACCCTGCATAAAATCGTGATCTTGAATCCACGCAGTATCCTGTGCATCTGTCCAAATGTTCAGGTGCAGTCTTTGGAAGGTGTACAGTTCTGATGGCTGCTGTTCAATCCTGTTCACATACGTTTCAAAATATGCCTGTGAACATGTGGTGCCCAGTCCAGGGTTTGCCTTTGCCCACACTGCAGAATCTGTCCAGTCATCTTCAGGGTCTGCACAGTACAGCACTGGCAAAAATGTTTCATCTTTTATTTCACCAGTCTTCACCTTCCTGGCATATTCGTGCACTTCAAATCCAATGCTGTTCACATCGTCCCCTGCTGTAGTCAGTGCCAAAATGATGGGCTGGCTTCTGGACAGCACTGATGTCCCCAAAACATCCCACAGATCCCTGCCCCGTTTCTGTGCATGCAGTTCATCAAAGATGACTGCACTGCAGTTGAAACCATGCTTTGTGTTTGATTCTGCAGAAATGGATTGATAAAAAGACGTTCCAAATTTGATCCTGCTTTGCAGTATGGTGCAGCGTTTCTGCAGTTCAGGGTGGTTCCTGATCATGTCTGCAGCTATTTCGTAGATGATGCGTGCCTGTCCCCTGTCTGCAGCTGCACTGACTATTTCAGCACCCTTTTCACCATCAGCTAGCAGCAGGTACAATGCCAGGGCAGCAGCCAGTGATGACTTTCCATTCTTCCTGGGAATTTCCACATAGCATGTTTTGAATCTGCGCTTTCCAGTGTCTTTGTGTTTGATTCCAAACAAAGGCCACAGGATGTCTTTCTTCTGCCATTCTTCCAGCAGGAAGGGCTGCCCTGCTAGATCACCTTTTGTGTGGCTGCAGTAGGTTTCAATGAACGTCACCACACGATCTGCAGCATCCTGGTCAAAATAGTATTTTGATTCACCACCCTTCATCTTCCATCATTTGAATTGCTTTGAAAATCTGCAGGGCTACCTGGGGCACAATGGCATTCCCGTATGCTTTTATAGTTTCATTGCGCCACTTTGAAAAGGTGATTCCGTCCAATTTTTTGGGAAGCCCATCATTTCCCCCACAAATTGGGCTGAAAGACGGGAATTTTTCCCACCAATCTCTTTGGCGACATTTGGAAGCTGCTTGCCATAGTTTTGAATCTTGCCTGTTTTTGTCACACGCTTCCCTGCTTTTACTGCTCCTTGTGTATCTCTTGCCGCTGGTGTCGGAAGCATTCCCATTGATGCCATGCGACCAATGTTCAGCGAATGCGATTTTTTGCCGTCTTTCGTTTTGCGTCTTCCCGCTGCTGTCAGTTCGCAAGTTGTTGTTGGTTCCTGCGTTGTCGGTGTGGGCAACAACCCCACCACTTGCGTTGCAAGGTTTGGAACTGTCGTTCCGTTGTCGTATTTCTCCATCCGTTCTTGGAATGCTTCCTTGTCCATCACTTCCTCCCTTGTCGTTGGCGTAAGCAACAAACCAGATGCGATCTCTTCTGTGGGGTGCGCCGACACCTGCAGCTGGAAGAAGGAACGGTTGAACGGAGTACCCTTCAGCTTCCAGGTCAGTGCACACCTCCTCGAAAACCAGTCCCCCGTTCCAATTAACAAGGCCGCGAACGTTTTCGCCCACAACGTACTTCGGGGTGCATTCTCGAACAACGCGCAGCATCTCTGGCCACAGGTGGCGTTCGTCCTCCTTTCCCAGTCGCTTTCCAGCCAATGAGTATGGTTGACAGGGGAACCCTCCTGTGAGAATATCAATTCGTCCAGCGTAAGCTGTCGCGCAAAATTTTGTGACATCTGTGTATGATTTAGATTCTGGGAAATGGTGTTTCAAAACCTGCTGACCAAATGGGTTCCATTCGCAGTGAAAGATGTTTTGCCATCCCATCCATTGTGCTGCTAATTCAAACCCACCAATACCGCTAAAAAGTGAACCGTGTTTCATGCTGCAGTGAAAAATGCATCTGCTTCAGTGACTGGCTGCACCGCATCCATTGTCAATGATTTTCGCATCTGTCGCAGTTCTTTGCGCAGGTCATTCAGCTGCTGGTATTCTGGTCTTTGTCTGCTGTAGGTGTCACCTGATTTGCCGCGCACCTGGTATGTGGTGCCGTTTGCATTGATGAACTTTTGCAGCGTGCGCATTTCGTCAATCATGCATGCCATGTCAGGCAGCGTCAACTGTTCCAGGTGTGTCAGCATGCGTCCTGCAGACAGCTGCTGCTGTAGTTCTGAAAGCACATCGAGCTGTGCGGTTGTCATGTGTTCTGTTGTCATGTGAAATCCCCTTTTGTAAAAACAAGTATGTATGTATATAAGTG